TTACTGTGTCTACGGTCAAGTTCAATACCAATAGTGCGTCCATAATCCTCTAATTCATCTTTCGATAAAATTGTCAAATCAATAGGTTCTGGGTCAACAGGGTCTTCTACAGATGCAGGTGCTGTGTCTACCACTGGTGTTTCTTCTACCACTGGTGCTTCTTCTACTACTGGTGTTGCAACAGTTTCTCCTGATACTCCTGCTATTAAATCTCCAAATTTAGACATTTTTCTCTATTGTGTACGTTTTATTTATTCTGATTCCTCTTCAGCAGGTGCCTCTGCTGATGCTTCGGTCTCAGGTTTTGGTTCTTCTTTTGGTGCATACATTTTTGCATATGCATCCTTCATAGCTTGTGCGTCTTTAGGTGTAACTCTAATCATAATATTATTGTAAGGTAACTCTATTTATCAAGCTACCAATTCAATAAATTCACTTAATATCTTTTTATTCATCTTCTTACCTTTAAGACTTTTTGCAAATGCCCTTTTAATTTCTGCTTTAGTTGCGTCTTCTTTCACAACTAATTCTCCATCATTATTAAGTGCAGATGATGCCATACCAAAGTAAGTGTGATAACCAGATGTAGTGATTGCAAAAGACCTTTCTTTCTTCCAACGATGCATCATTTTGTTTGTTGCATCAGTTTCATATCCACAGTATCTGCGAATGAATGAACCACCTTCACGACTTGGAAGAACACGAATACCGATGAAATTAGTTTGTGGGAAGTTATCTCTTAGATTATGAAGTAACATATCTGTGCATTCATATCTACTAGAGTCTTTTGAAATATAAGTCTTACCTAATTTACGGTCACGTAATACAGCGTTTTCCCCAAAATAATTTGTGCCCATATATGGTTCATCTTCCCAACCTCTTTGAACTTCACGATGATACTTAAGTGGTTGACTTTCTCCATCTGTAAGAACTACACATTGTACTTTCTCTGCACCAGTTTTCTTTTGAAACTGAGGAAGTAATTGATGTAAAGAAACCATTGCTTCGTTTAAAGGTGTTCCAGATAATCTATATCCATATGGTACATCTAAGTAAGGTGTACTTTGTGTCCAATCAAATACACAGGCAGACCTCCAGATGTTAATCATATGTGTATCTAAATCCTTTGTCTTAGTTTGACTACTGAACATATTCAATAGAGCAAAATTATTACTTACCTCTGCCATCATATCCTTTGGTTCATAGAAAGTCTCTCTATTTGCATACATCGCAGGTCTAGGATAATCATTTGAAAATGCATAAACTTCATAAGGTATTTGCACTTTACGACAGAACCAGATTAGATTGTAAAGTTGCTTCAATGTATCCATCATTACATTATTCATTGAACCAGACCAATCAAGAATGAATACTAATCCATGATTCTTACCATCAGGAAGAACTGTAACTTTCTTGAAGATATCTTCATTAAACTTATATGTGTGAAGTTTTGATGTATCAAGAACACCAGTACGAGCAATAGCTGCACGAGCATATGCACTTGCAGACTTACGACACTCAAACTCTTTGACAAGATAACTTACTTCTTTTCTAGCATCTTTTTTGAAATCATAGAATTTTGAATCTGTTTCAGCATGCCAATCACGAGTAGGAAATCCATTGTGTATATTGCTTGAGTTTAATCTTCGAGTTTCATTTGCATGATGCTCTTCAATATGATCATGAACATCGGAGTTCTTAGCAATGATGTGCTCAAGTTTAACATCAGGTATCTCACAATATACATTCTCGTATGATGATGCTAGAGAAACTAAGTCTTGAATATTCTCACTAAGTGACTCAACTGTTTTGACTTCGATCTCATTTTTCTCTCCACCTTTATCAGATTGATCAGCAGTTGGTTGCTCTGTCATGTCACCATCTTTATCAGATCCTTCTGCTTCTTCTGCTTTTGGAGAAGATGATCCCGGTATCACTTCACCATTCTCCTCTTCTTCACCTTGCTCACCAGTTTCCTGAGAATCAAACTGATCAGGTAATCCACCCATAGGTAGTTGAAGATTATCAATATCTGCAACTTTCTTTTTGTTCTCTTGCTCTTCCTTACAATACTCATGAAGAACTTTAGCAGCTTCTAATACTTCATCGAATGTCTCAGACTTACCAACTAATTCTCTGATCTCTGTTTCTCTCTCAGTGAATTGTAAATCTAAGAAGTTACCAATCTTGTAATATAGATTGATTCTATCTGCAAGATTAAACTTATCAACATCTTCCTCTTCTAAATTAAAGAAGTCATCATCATGCAACTCACTATATCCATAATAGAAAGTCTTTGCTAGACCCATATATTTTCTCTTCATCAACTTCTCGATACGTGCATCTTCGCATACGTTGACAATACCATGAGGCACATCTGTCTTTAAGAACCAATCATCATTTGGTGTAAACAATGCATGTCCAACTTCATGACCTACAAGCATATCATAGATGCTGTTGCTTGCTTTCTCCCAGAGAGGTAGGACTAATACTCTTGTCTCTACATTAAAGGATGCTGTTTCGACTTGCTTGTGCTCGACTACTAGATCTTCTGTTGCAAGTAGTTTAGCAAGTTGTGATTTGATTTCGTGTTGTACTGCCATTGTTCTCCGTGTCTATATGGCCATAATAATCGAAAACCCTTCGTCGAGAAGGGTTTAGTAGACACTTTTTTAAGTGGTTTCTTCTTTTTCTTGCCTGTCGTAAGGCTTGTGGTTTGAGGTGGCGTTTCTGTTCCTTCTTGGAATGATGCTGCCAATTTGGAACTTTCATGATTCTAGTCTAACATATAATATCTATAAGTCTACATCAACTGAGTCTAAAACACTAATAGTAGGCATCCACCCTATACTTGCCATGATTGATATATCTGCCACGTTATCCTCAGCCTCACCGGGTGTAAATTCTTTTACTGGTAGATCACCCTGACCAAATTTTTCAGCGAGTTTTCTTACAGGTACAGATTGACCATATCCAATTGAAACTGGGCCTGTGACTGTGCTCGGAGCGAGATATCGAATCGCAGTGCATACATCATGAACATGAATCCAATCTCTTTTATGATTTGTGACATAAGTTGCTTTTTTGTCACGAAGTAACCCATACATCATATTTGCTCTTACATCGGGGCCGTAGACCGTTGTGAAGCGCATTCCGACGGAATTTGGAGGTGCCATCTGTTCATTGATCCACTTACTCATTGCATATGGATTCTCCCAATATAAATCTTCGACTGCACTTGATGATGCATAAAGTAATCTTGTGTCTGTTTCTCGACACCAATCAAATATAGGTTTTGCTTTGACAACGTTATTGATATAATATGCCTCTGGTTTCTCGATACTCTCACGTATATCTGCCCATGCTGCAAGATGAATGACTAAATCATAATCACCACCTTTAAAATCACCCACATCATCAGGATGATCAATACCATGCACATCAAAACCATATCCACGTCTCCAATCTGCGAATACGTATCTTCCAATAAATCCTCGATGTCCTGTTACTAATACTTTCATGTCACTGGCCAATCAATAACTTTTCGGATCTGTTCATTATACTTCCATACTTCTTTGAGCATATCAGCGTTGACATCAAGATTCTCCATTTGAACAATTAATGAGTTCAAATCTTTTGGAAAACAAGTGCCACCAAATCCTCTATCATTATCTATACCCGGAACTTTAGTATGTGATTTACCGATACGACTATCAGCAGTCACACCCTCACACACAACATCATAATCCATGCCAACAGCTTGGCAGAAATCATAGATCTTATTAAAGTATGCTACTTTATAGGCAAGGAATGTGTTTGAAAAATACTTAATCGCTTCACTTTCGTCAGAGGTGGTAATGATGCTTGGTATCTGAGGGAAAAATTTTTCAAACATAGCAACAAAGTCAACACAGAGATCCATGTCGCCACCGACAATATTTCTTTCTGAGTTGGCAAAGTCTTTGATTGCATTTCTTGCTGTTAGAAACTCTGGATTGTGAATGACATTATGACGTTCTAGATATTTCTTTGTTGTCCCAACTGGCACTGTTGATTTAATTACAAATGTTCCTGTGATGTGATCTGG